TTCTAAGGTATCAATTTGACCAATAGCAGGAGCAGATACTTTAACAACAGCATCTTTACCTTGTGTACTAGCAAATCCAATTACTTTAGGAAGAACAGTATATCCTTTGCCAGGGAAATTAACTTGAGTCTTAGCGACAGGTCCTCTAGCAGTAGGAGATGCAGTACTATAAGTTATAGTGCTTACACCAACTCTGGAGATATATCTCTGAGGTTCTAGTGGTTTTTCTTTTAAATTGAAAGTGAAATTCTTATCATCACTTCTAATAACTTTATGATCAGATTTAATGATTACATTCTTAAAAGTGATGTTGTTTCTTCCTACAACATCAGTATCAGATGTTCCATATAACTTTCTATCATCTGAAGGAACAATAGGTGTTAAGTTATAATAGGTTTTTGTAGGCCAAGCAATGTCCGTCTTAACAACAACTGTTGCATTTGCTGTGCCAGGAACTCCATTTCTTGAAATATTAAATCCAATGTCAGAATCGCCATTAACATCAAGTCTTTGATTGAATGTAATATCCTCAAAGAAATCCAATCGCATGTCTTGTAAACTTGGATCAGATACATCAAAAGTAATAGTATTACCAGTGGTATAATTTAAAGCAGGATTGATTTTAGCAATATAACTTAAATTATTTGCACTAGAAGTAGAAACAGTACTTATAGAAACGGGATTTGAATCAATAACATCAGATTTGTACTTACAAAGTTTGATGTAATCTACATCTTCCCTTAAAACAAAATATGTCTCATTATTAGTTAATCCAGTAATAGTATTACCATTGTCATAATAAACAACTTTATCTCCACTCTGTAAATCCTGATTTCCTATGTTAATCTGAGTAAGATCATCAGTGAAACTAGTATAAGTGAATCCTACTTTAGATGTTGTAAGTTTAGCTAATACTGGGTCATATCTTAAAGAAGTTGATTCAGTTGATTTGGGTATAGCATCAATAGTTATTATATCGTCCGTCTGCAAACCGTGAGCAGATGAACATCCAACCTCGCCATAGAATCTTTCTACTTTTGCAGTAACTCTTGGGAAAGTAGTTCTAAGTGAATGTGCATAACCAGCATTAGAAGCTACACCATAGAACCATATTGCATCTCCAGTTGTACAGAACCCTGCAGTTGCTAATCCAATATAATCTGGACTAAAATTAACAGCATAAACTTCACTATCATTGACCAATCTTTCTGTTCCAACACCAGATGTTGCTCCAGCAGAAACTTTAGCCCATGTGAGAGAAGTTCCACCTATTCCCATGTTATAAATTAACTTTTGACCAGTAAAGAAAGTATGATCCTTCAAATAAATTCTTTGTTGTGGAACAAATCTATTTTCAATAGTTTGAGTAGTAGAATTGCCCAATCCAGTAAGAGTTATATCATAATGAGTACCAGTAGAACCTACACCAACACTTTCTAAAGGATTAAAGTAAGTATGATAGTTTTCAAATGAAAGGTAACTAATAGTAGATGTACCAACTGGGAATCTAAACCTATTTGGTTTCAAGATAACATTATTATCCCCAGCAGTATGAGTTATAGCAACTCCAGCATAATTTTGTCTATTAACAAACAATCTATTGAACTGACTATCAACATTAGTGACAGTAAATTCTTCTGTACCTATACCAATAACATCATTAGGTTGGAATCCTCTAGTATCAGTAACATATAGATGAGTGCTAACTCCAGTTACATTTACAGCAGGTACAAAAGTTGATAATCCTACAGATCTTGTTATAACTTGAACTTTTTGTGGTCCATTAAAATCAGTAAATTGCGAAGTAGTAACTCCACTTAAAACTACTGTCTCTCCATCTGATATTCCATGTGGAACTGTTGTTATGCCAAGAAGTCCATCTTTACCTAAGAACATTAGGTCTGTACCTACAAAAGTAGAAACACCAATCTCAACACTATTAACTTCTGGTCCAAGAACTTCAGAAACTACAATATTAGCTCCAGTTCCATTAGTTCCTGTATTATCCAGTTGTAAATTATCACCTACTTTATATCCAGATCCTCTAGCAAATATGGTTATAGAAGAAATTCCAGAACTCTTAGTTTTTCTAACTTCAAATTCCTGTTTTAATGAATCCTGAACCTTATCAATTAACTCATAATCAGAGTTTCCATATGGTAAGTAATAAGGTCCAATATTTCTAGTAATATTTCTAGAAGTAATATCTATATCTTGGTTAAAGAAAGTAACAAAATTCTCTTCGATAGGAATATCTTTAAATTGTTGTCCAACAACATATGGGAATTTTGGTTCTGCAACACCACTAGAGTCAACATCAACACTATAGAAGTATGCATAAGTTCCATCAGGGAACTGTGGTGTCACACAATATCTTCCACCATGTTCATCCAATTCTCCAGAGTTATCAAAAACATAATCATCAACAAAATACCCTAAAGCGTAGCCAGGAGGTCTCAGACCAACTTTAGACGTATTATCCAATACATATCCGCATTTTAGCCTAATAACAGACCCTCCAGTCGGATTCTGATACCCATAGGGACCATATATGGGGTTACCATCATAAGCAAAACCCAATATAGGAGAATGTTGAGCATTAGGAGTTTCTAGATTACCAGTATCGATATTATCTCCAAGTTGATATCTCAACTTTTGTGGAGGATACATTCCAATAGGTTGCAACTGATATTCTGGGTTTGAAGCTGGTTTAGTTAATATAGAATCCTCAACACTGATAATATTTTCGTTTTTAGCAACTTGGTTAATTTTCCATTCACGAACATTAGCAATAAATTTAGCATATCTACCTCTGTTCTGCAAATCTAGTGTGGTATCACTTATAGCATATCCAACACCACCATCAAGGATCTGTACACCCGTTATTTTATTATTCGTAATAACTGGTCTAATATCAGCAAAGTCGCCTGTAGGACTGTATACGATAATATCAGAGTCCTCTCTATATCCATCACCAGAAGCAAGAATTTGAACGTCTACTATACTACCACCAATAATAATTGGTTTTAATAGTGCTTTATAAACTACGGTGGATATACCAACTTCTGGTCTTCTATGGAAGTCCATAATATTAGTACAACCATAACCAATACCACCTTCTTCAAGATATACACTTTCAATACTTCCAAGTACTTTTGGACTTATCTCTGGAGCAATGATAGTTGTTGATCCAATAGCAGAAAGAGTCTCAATCTTAACTTCAATCTTAGGATATTTGATAGTATGTTTACCAGTACCAACACCCCTAATAACTACCGTCTTACCCTTATCATAATTTGTATAATCTCTTTGAGTTTGTACACCAACATCACACAATCTAAACTTATCACTGTCTATAACTTTAACAGCATATTGAGTGCTTGTAGATAACCCATTAGCAATAGTTCCATCTGTAGAATACTCTACAATGTCCCTATTATTAAAACTATGGTTATATGCTAAAACATAATCATCTGCAGTACTAATTCCACTTTGAGTATCACCATTAACTGGTCTTCCTTGGAATAGTACCTTTTTATTTGAATATCCGCTTCCTTGTTCCTTTACATATATCTTGGTTATTGTATTCTTTGCATTTACAGTAGATAACCTATGGAATCCAAAACTAACTGATCCAATGTTAACTGTATTGATTCCTGCAACAGCATCATTTGGAGTCAGATATAATTTAATTATCCTATCACTTACAGGTCCAACATAGTATGTTGATCCACTTACAATATTACCAATAGCTGTGTTTCCTCTGGCATCATAAACAACACCTTCACCCAATTCAAAATTATGTCTTTCTTCAAAGTCAATAGTATCAGATGTAGTGTTTACTGAAGTACCATCTGCTTTAAAGTTAGCAATAATTCGTCCAGCAACAAAGTTAGATTCAAGAACAGCACCAGTTCCATTACCACCTATAATAGTAATTTTTGGTTTTTCTTGATATCCAATGCCTGGAGATACTAATTTAACATCTCTAAATGATCCTGTGATATTAGCATGAGCAACTGCACCAGATCCAGAGTTATCAGTAATGATTAAAGGTGGACCAGTTATAACATCATAATCTTCACCATCATTAGTTACTTTAATCTCGGTTAAATTACCAAAAAATAACTGTTCATCTAAAACTGTTGGTGGAAATAGTTCAACACCATTTGCCATCAATCCTACAGCCTTGTTTTCGACATTCCTCTTATTAGGATCATCGAATAATGCCTTCTCTTTCACATATGGGAACTTTCTTAAAATCTTTTGATTTTTTAGTGTTTTATTTTCCCAACCAGACTTAAATATGTACTGTCCTGCAGTACTTGTTTTTGTAGCAATATACTTTTTAGCAAATACGTCAGAACCACTAAAAGATAGATAAAATTCCGTCTCATTAATACTAGTAACAAAGTAGATACCAGTAGCAATTCCACTGTTAGTAGTATTATCCCAATATATCTTATCTCCCGTTACATAATCATGTTTTAAAGGAGTATTCTGAGCAGCGTCAATAGATTGAATGGTATACGTGTAACCTCCACCTAAAATAGGAGTTCCAAAACCATCTGTAACCTCTACAGAACTAGATTTAACCCATTTCTTATTATCTGTAGCAAAAATAGGATAGTTTGGCAATCCAGAAGAAGCTACATAGGAATACTTCTCATCTCTGTCCAAATAACTGTTTTGGATACCAACTGGATATTGATCTACACCAGCAAAGTAACCAGAGTTATGTGAAGCTTTAGTAACTGTCTTAGTTATCGTTATTGGGTTAACAGGAGCAGTTCCAGTTACCTGAACAACAACTGTATTTGAATATTTCTTTTGAGTATTTGTTGAATCATACTCAATATCTTTTATTGTAACTAATGCACTATCACCAGCTTCATTTTTTACAGTTAATACTTCATCAACATAGAAAACTACAGCATCAAATAATTCTATTCTAAAAGTATTAACGTTTACCTGACTAAACTTAAAAATATCGTGACTGGAAGGAATATTATAAATCCAGTTATTAAACTTAGGATGATCGCTTAAATCTTGTCCAAATGAGAATAATTTCAGATTATCAGAAATCTGCATATTTGTAGAATCTGATGCATCTACTTGATCAATAACATTAACTAATCTGAATTGAAGTAAAGAAGTTTGACCAAATCCAGCATATGAATATGCAAGTTTATCTTCTAATATGTCTGCACCAAAAACTAATGAAGTTGTAACACCAGTTACACCAAGAAATTGGTTTATTGTTTTATCTGTATATCTTACATTAAGAAAGTTAGCACCATCTCTTGGTTTAAGAAGTAAAGTACCACTTTGACCAAATCCAACTGTAGAATCTACAACAATTGAAGTAGAATTAGCTGGAGTACCCTCTAAAGCCTTTGTTTTACCAGGCACAGAGAAACTTCCAGTAAAAGAAGTAGAGTCTAGAGATAATTCGTAAAAATCCCTCTTTCCAACTGGTCTATATTCAACATTATAGATTGAAGCACTTACAGTTCCTACACCAGCAATATTCTGATATAAGAAATTACCAACTGTTTCTAAAGGTTGTCCTCCAAACAAGTTCTCTAACAAAACATGTTTTGTTTTAAAGTATATGTTTGATGAAGGAGCAATTGTCCTTTCAATTGGTTTTATAAGTTCAATATCTTCACCATAAAGTAATTTAAAGAGAATCTGATATGATGCATCAGTTCCCTTAGACATATAAAAGTCTTTTGCCCTTGTTAGAACATTAGTAATTGATGTTCCAGTGGTAAAAGTTCTGTTTTGGAAGCCAGGAAGAAATTCTTCCTTAAATTTCGTAAAGAATGACTGTAGAAATAAATTACTTAAATTATAGACTACTGTTCCAGCTGTATGTGCTGCAGCTTCTGTTTGAGCAAAATTTAGAAATTCAGCAGCATCTTCTTTGGATATCTGATCTATTCCACTAAATCCTCTTGCACATCCAATAAATGATGTAGCAGTTTTGCTTTGATATGTTATAACTTCATTATCAATCTTCAATAATCCATAAGTATCTGGCCAACCAGTTGTTGAAGCAACATTTAGGGTGGTATCACCAGCAAAACATGAAGCCATCAAAGCCGTTCCAGGCACTAGGGTTTCATAGTTAAATGCCCCAATTTTCCTATATTCTGGAAGATTATTGGCTAAGTCTGTTACACCAGACTGGTGTTCTTGAGATTCGTAATACTGTGTGAGAAATTGCTCAAATAAAGGAGATTCCTGATTTAAGAACTCAGGAATTTGAGACTCAATTACATGAGATATTTTAACTCTTTTGATATCCGTCATTTATCTCGTATAGATTGACCCAGATGAGTAGCTAGAGGTTGTAACGTATGCTGTAGCAGATGTATTTTCACCAGAAGAAACAACGTCAGGAATAGCATTGACAGTACTATGTTGAACGTCCAGTTGAAGATAGAGATCTTTCAATGCGATAATATCGTTAGATTGTGGAATTCCTTCAATTTGAATTAATCCACTCGCTAAAGAAACACCTGTTATATTTACCACATCTAAAATGATCTCTCCTTTGGCATAATCAATTGTTCCGGCATCGTTCTTAACGATTAAAGGAAGATTATTTTCAAGTTTAAAGAAAACGATTTTTCCAGTGGTTGTTCCACTTATAGGAATGTCACCAAGATAAACAGTTCCGTCAATATTACTTACAGTGAATCCAGTGGATCTAACACCATAACCATCACACTGTTGATAGAAACCATTACCATAACAAAGTTCATATGTAGCAAATGTATCAATTTCTGGTGTTAGGTCTCTTCTCATCTTAATTTTACTGATGTTGGAAGTAACACCTCTTGCAGAGTCGTCAATTAGACCAACAACCTTACTATATTTAAATCTACCACCAAAAGCATTAATATCTGTTGATTGAGAATACGTTGTTAACGTTTTCAATACAGCAGTTCTTAATTCTGTTACATCAGAAACAGCGTTAGTGTTATAATAGACAGAAGAATCAACTTCAACATAAAGATATTTGAGATCTACTATTTCTGGTTTAATTCCAGCAATAGAATATTGTTTTAACTGTCTAGAAATATCATCCTTAGTGATTTGCGATAAGAATGAACCATTTCTTGGTTTAATTGATATAAAGACCTTTCCATACTCAGGAGGATCGAGTTCTTCACCCCCGTAGGAGGTCACAGACTCTACGTTAGGGTAAACATATGGAATTATACCCTTATAGTCGTTTGCCGTTACTGCACGGTATTGTGCAGCGTATATACGAGGTGCAAGATATTTGATTGAACTGATATCTTCAATCTTATCTCCATTTGAGGCTTTTTCAGAAGTTGTAAGAACTGACATACCTTGAGTAAGTGTCACTCCTTGGTCATCCTTCATAATTCCTACAAATGAGAAATTTCTAGCTCCATTTGCTAAAGGACCATTAGTTACAATGTAAGTTACAGTAACAAAAGCTCCAGAAGGTGGTTTTTTACCTAAAATTCCGTCTCCAAAGAGAATTTCATACTGTTCATCTTCAATTTCTTGAATTAGGAACAATTTAGAAGTAGCATCAACCCTTAAAATGTTGTCATATAGCGCATAAATCTCTTTTGTTGTAGATTCGACGGTAACACGAATAGAAGTAGTGTCAATATTCGCATTTGGAAGAATAAATCGTTGATTTGGTTGCGAATAATCAATTTGGAAGGTTTTCGTCAAGTAAACACCTTCGTAAATGTTTAAATTATTGAAAATTGCTTGGTTATTATCATCTACAGTAGCAACAAAGTCATCAGGAATAGAAAAAATGTACTGACCAGCTGATTGATTACCTAAAGCTACCTGTCCTGCTTGTAAAGTAACAATTCTAGTGTCATTCGTACCCATGTCAACACTATAATTGACAACTGCTCTAGCAGATCTACTCGATCTAGGTACATAACCAATATTTCTTGCTAATGC